GGAGCCCGCGCGTCCCTTTGAGATCGTCTCGATTTGACTCTCAAAGGACGGGTTCGCGTATTCGCCAAAGTTAACAGTAGCGGTCGGCAACTGGATAGCTGATTCGTGTATATTCTGATGTGCGACGGCCGCCGCCTTGATAACCTCGGGAATAACCGCCGAAAAGAGGTCGACAAGCGTTCCCCGGGTGTAAAGCGTTGTTTTTTCTTTTTCTCTCTGCGCCTCGGCGTTGTCAAGCTTTTTAACGTCGATACCAAGAGTCGAGGGGGAAATAAGCCCCTGAAGTGCAAGGTCAAGCGCCGTGATGTATGTCGATAGGTAGGATTCGTGAGGAATATTCGGCTGGATGATCGAGATTTCGTCCTTGCCGTTCTCGGACACGTTCTGAGCTGTCGCGATAAAGCGATCGTCAAACGAGTTAGGCTTTAAGATAGCGCCCGTGTCCGGGTCACGCGGGAGCAAGTTGTCGGGAATGTAGGTTTTTGAGCGTCCCGCCCTGAGTGCGTCCATCCACTGAGACCAAGCTTCATCGAGCGAGTCGAAGGCGTCCGTCTTGCCCTGATAAAGGCTTTCGCCGCGCCCTTCGTACATCTCCGAAGCGCCGAGGATAACGGGAACCGCGAGCATAACGTCACCCGCAAACTCCACGCCCTCCGAGGTGATCCACTCCGTTTGCGGGATAGAATCGAGAGGGACGGGCTTGTCGTCCGCGGTTGTCAACTCATATCGGATATACCCGTAGCCGTAGCGCTCGCGGAAGATATATTTACGGTTGCCGTGCTCGTATTTCGTCGGGAATATTGTCTCGACAATACGTCCGCGCTCGATCTTAAACTCCACGTTTTCGCCGCTGATAAATTCAACGATAGGATTGTCGGCGCTGATCTTGTCGTCATAGCTTATTTTGAAAGCGCCGTCTCCGACGATCATCGTACTTTTAAAAGCCTTTTTCAAAACGTCGCTGTCAAACTTGTTTTCTTTGGCAATCTCCACCCAGACATCATAAAGCGCGGGCTCTGCGACGTCCGCACCGTTATAATCGTGCAGGAGAATGTTCACAAGCGTTTTGACAATGAGTTTCGGTATGCCTGTGTGTATCTTTCTAATTTCGAGCCCCTGACTCGACACCGCTTTCCAAAACATTTCCTTCGGGGCTTCGATGTTCTCGTAAAGCTCCGACAGTTCTCGGCTCTCTCCGCGATACCAGATGAGATTTTTGGAAGCGTTAGCAAAAAAATCAAGTGCCTGTTTTATGTGAATTGTTTTATTCTTTTCGGTGTCAATCTCGAGGAAGTCACGCAGTTTCTTGCGCACTCGCTCTAATATTGCCATTCGTGTTCACCTCTCCGATTCTGCCCTTGTACGGGAGCCAGCCGTATTGTGTGCTGTTGATAAAGTGGTCGTTTCTGTCCTCGGGCGTGTTGTCTTTATCCTCAAGCCACGAATAACGCTCGAGCTCCGCTATCGTTTCGGGGCAACAATCCAAAACGAAAAAGTGCTCGGTAGCGATCCACCCGAGCTGTAGTTCTATTCTGTCAATAATTGGCATTTTTTTCCAAGCGGCTTGCAGATTGTATATGCTGCCCGTTCTCCGCTTGTACTTGTGTGCCTCTGTTATAGTCGCCTGATCCGCGCTGTCTATAAAGCCGTTACGGGACAGCCCCCACGTTTCGCGGTTTCGCGCCAGAAAATCAACATAATTTTTGATGTTGTCCGACGGCGCGATCGGCTCCGCGAGGTTTGCGTTGTTGTAGCCGCGTTCCGATAACAAAATGAGTTTTCCTTTGTTCGTGATTCCCAAAAACGTCATAGCAATAACGTCGGGAGACTTCGAACTGTACGCCGTGTCCATCCCCGAGGTGAATTGAATAAACCTCTCGGCTTTGCGGTCGGCGGGATTGATAAACTGTTGAGCCCATTCAACCGACTTGACGTGCGTTTTGCGTTCAAAGTTGAAAAATACAAGTCCCGTAGCTCGCCCGCGCAGTCCTTGCACCTTGTTTTTGTATATCTTCGTCCCTTTCGGGGTATTCTGTAAAACTCGCTGGAGCTCTTCGGGCTTCAAGCCCGCGTTGTGTTCAAAAGAAAAAAACCAGTGAACCCAGCCCTCTTTATGCTCTTCACATAGCTCCGACAATATCTCGGCGGGTGTGTCGTCTGCCCATTCAGGAAGAGGTCGGGCGCAGTTGATATATTCTTTGTAAACGGGGAGCCCGGGGTCGTCGGGGTTGAGCGTTGCCATAAAGTAGTCACAGCGCATTGACGCTTCACGGACAAACTCTATGTCGGCGGTGTTAATCTCGTCTATGTATAAACAGCCGTACTGTCCGCCGAGCGCTTTCTGCCATTTCTTACGGTCACCGTAGCCCATAACGTAGATTATTCTGTCCCCGCGCGATGTATGGAGCAACACATGAGGAATTTTTTCGTCCTTCGTTCCGTTACCGTTGTATTCTGTCAGTACACCGAAGTCGTCGAGGATCCCGAAGTCTTTATTAATCAAGTTTTTTTCGGCGGTTCCGATGTCCTTTGCGGCTATGATGTGCAACCGCTTCGGGCTTTCTGCACATTTTAAAACAAATTTGAGAATACCGACGGTCGTTTTGCCCGCCATTGTTGTGCCCTCCAAAAATTCAACCGAGGCGGGACACCTCAAAAAAGCCTTGTACTTTTCCGATAAGATCAGGTCGCTGTTCATTTCTGCATTTGCTCGAGCACGCCGTCGAGCTTTGTTGTTTCCGTAGTCAAATTGCCTTCAAGCTGCACTTTGCTTTCGGCTTTATATCCCGCGCGGTCGAGGATGTCGCGTGCGGCGGCGAGCTGCACCTGTTCGTTTTTGGCGTTGAGCAATTCGGCGATCTTTTGACGCGCTTTCGGCACGAGCTTATGGAAAGCGTCACGCTCCGCCTCTTCGCGAGCGGCGGCAAATTCGGGTATTTTTTTCCAATTGCTGACGCTCTGATCGCTGACTTGTAATTCTTTGGCGATTTCAATTTGCGTCATACCGCCCGCGATCATCAACTCTATGCACTTTTTTTGTTTGGTATTCAACATATCAAAACCACCTCTTTTACAAAAAAATATAATGACAAACCCGCCCTATGTCTAAACATAGAGCGGGGTTGCCCAGAAAGAAGTATTAGAGTGAAACAAAAGCAAGAAAACCTTTTACCGTTATTCGCTATATATCTATTTTGTATTATAACACAGAAAAAACGGAAAAAACGGAAAACTTTTTTTGTTATTGTAATTTTTTATCAAAATGACTGAACTAAGTCAATCAATCGCCATCCTCTGACTTATCAATACTTATGAACTTGACGCCGTCGAGTATAAAACTATACTCAATATCGTATTCGGGATCATCCCTTTTGCTCTTTTTCAGTTCAAGCCCTAACAACTCGGCGATCGGTCGAACATCGGCAAGGTGTACCACGTCAACCAAAGCCAGATTACTACACGCCCTGATCACTTTCTTGTGCTCGGGGAGAACCTCTGTCAATTCGTCATATAAGCTTCTTGCTTTAAATGTTCTCGCCTGAAGCAATAGCCAACTGCCTACGAGCTTTTTTAAACCCTTTTTATCATCCATCTTTAAATCCTCCAATCAATTATACCGCATACTTTTCCAAATTCGCCCTGTGTGCGATTTTTAAAAGCAAGTAATATACGGTTATACCTAACACTTTTATTTTGATGTGGGCAAAATTTGAGCGTTTTATGTATGTGTGTATTTTTTCAGCAAATAATTTGCGACGATTTTCCTCGCGTTGTCGCCGCTGTTGTGACCGCCAAGCCTCCGAGCCACGGCTCCCCACGATAGCCCGTCATAGAACCTGAGCTCGAACACCTGACGCGTACGGATATCGGAGATCGAATTGATAAACACCTCGATTTCGAGGCGCTTACGCCTGAGCTCCGAGCGGTGATCTCTCAACTCACCTATCCTCTCCGCTGTTGGTCGATCGCTGCCCTTGATCTTGAACGTCCGCTTCGTGAACGGATAGTCGCTCTCAGAACCTGACACAGTGTCAGAAATGTTAACCTGTCGGAGATAGGTGATTTCATCATCGAGCCGCTCAATTCGCTGACAGATAGCTCGATAGCTTTTGAGGTCTTTATAAATTTCGAGGTCGTTTATCTTCATCGTAAAACTCCTAAATTATTTCGACGTCGGACAAGTCACAGTAAATAACCGACCTGTCCGCGTGTATATCTCTGAGCTCTGCCTGATAGTAGAACTCTCCTGTTTTTTTGTGTCGGCGGAAAACAGCCGCCTCGAAGGTGTAGAGGCTTCCGTCGTGTCTGACTATTTGATTGAGCGCGGGCTTGATTTCAGAAATTGTCATTTTCATCCTCCGCCAACATCTCAAAGATAATCGCTTACGATATTGTCTGTATAGCCGTTTAAAGCGTCTCTTGTCGCCCCATCAATAGCTCTCTGAACATCCTCATAAGTGTAATAATTCTCTTCAACTTCTTCTTCAGTGTAGAGCCTATTCCCATCGTTGTCATAAAATGTGTCTTCCTCTTCGTCATATTTTGTCCATCTTTTTGTTGGCTGCCTCTCCATCGTTATTGCCTCCGACGCCTCACCACTTGCAAAACAAAATACAAATCGAGGAGAGCGTGGATTAGCACTGTTATAAAATTTGTTATAACGTACTATCAATCTCGAATGAAGCGGTATATCTTTCTTTTTGAAAACTTGACTGCTATATACACCTTGTCGATTTCTCCACAGAGCGAGCCATTTTGTCATTTCGCCTTTACAAGTTGACATTTTTATTTATCTCCTTTGTTAATCGTAATTGAAAAATGACAATTCTTTGAATTTCTGATTGATAAAATCGGTCTCATATCATCCATAAGACTGTGGAGCTGTTCGACCTCATCGATCAATTCGCCGCACTGATCTTTAGTGTTTTCGATCTCGCGGTTGACATCCTCCATATTAGCCTCAACCTCAAAACTCAATTTTTCATCATGTTGCATAATATCCTCTCTTCCCTAAAACCTCAATAACATCCTTGTTCAAAACAATAATGCTTTCACAATCCCACCCGTAAAGAGCCCAATACAGACCATTATCCAAAGTGCACAACTCGATAGCGTCGATTCCTTCCTCTACGCACTTTTCAAA